GCGGGACGGGATGCTTGCCCGTCTGCACGTGCCGATCAGGACTCACCCGGACGTGAAGATGACCGTGTGGGACTTGGACGGCAACGAGCGTGCCGCGCATCTTGCCGCTGGTGGCGTCTACTACCTTGACACCCGGAAGCCTCACAGCGTTAGCAACCAATCGCCGGTTGACCGTGTTCACCTTGTCGTGGACTTGGTGGTGAATCCTCAGGTCAGGATTCATCTCATGGAATCGCAGGAGGTTCCCGCAGGGTGAAAACTCTCACGTACATCATCGGCCAGCCGGGTGCCGGGAAAACAACTCTGATGAACGCCATCTGCCGCGGGGCGTCAACGCTGTACACGGCGGACTCCCCTGTGCCGCACCGCGGGATGAAGGGTCCGGCCGGTTTGTTCAGCGTGCTTGGCAAGGACCGTCACCCGTTCGGCGGAACCGACACGCTGTCGCACGCCGTTTCGGGGGATTGCGAGACTTGGGTTGAGGAGTTGTCTCGCTGCGCCGCCGGTGCCGTCGTGTTTGGCGAGGGTGACAGGCTTGCCAGCAGGAGGTTCCTTGCGGCAGCCCGCGTTCACTATCGCGTGCTGGTGTTCTACCTTGAGGCCGATGACGGGCTTGCCGCGGAGCGGAGGGCTGCGCGTGCTGAGGAACACGGCCTGAAGCAACAGAGTGCGTCTTGGGTCAAAGGCAGAGTCACCAAGCACGCGAACTTGGCCTTGTCAGAGTCGGCAGTTAGGCTTGATGCTAGGCTGTCTCCTGAGGAGAACGCACAACTGGTGTGGAGTGCTGTCGATGGGAAAACGCGGACCACCTCCTGAACCGTCCATCCTGCGGTACATCCGCGGGAACCCAAGCAAGGCACCGATCAACACGGGTGAGCCAACGCCGGACTTGCTTCCTGCCGGGGCACAGCCGCCCGTCTGGCTGGAGGGGGTGGCCCTTGAGAAGTGGAATGAGGTGGTGCCTGTCCTGACGGCGATGCGGGTGATGACCGTCGCTGACCGGGAGACGATTGCGAGATACTGCGCGTTGTGGGAACAGTGGAAGAAAAACTACGATATCGTGAAGCGCGGTGCCGATGTGATCATCGGGCGGGACGCGGCCGGGGAAGTCAAGTATATGCAAGTGACGCCGTACGCCAGCCAGATGACCAAGATTGCTACGCTGTTGCTCCGGATTGAGCAGGAGTTTGGGCTGACGCCAAGCAGCCGGTCGCAAGTCACGATCCACGGGAGCAGAGACGATGACCCACTTGCCACGTTTGCCCAAAAGCGCAGCCGTGGAGCAGGGGCTTGACTACTACTTCAACGACGAAAAAGCCGCACACGTTGTAGAGTTTTTCCAGCAGTTCCTCCGCCACTCCAAGGGGCGTTTCGCCAACAAGCCGTTTGCCCTGCTGCCGTGGCAGCGGACGATGCTTGAGGACTTGTTCGGCTGGGTGAGGGTGGCCGATGACTTGCGGCGGTTCCGTGTGGCGTATGTCAGCACGGCCAAGAAGTCAGGCAAGTCAACGCTGCTGTCTGGAGTAGGGCTGTACCTCCTGACGGCGGACGGGGAGCCGTCCGCGGAAATCTACTCAGCCGCCGCAGACCGGGATCAGGCCGGGATCGTCGCACGCGAAGCCATGAACATGGTGCGTGCGTCTCCAGCATTGGCCCGGTCGCTGGAGGTTGTCGAGTCCCGCAAGACGATCACGCACCGCCGGTCATCGTCATTCTGGCGGGTGCTGTCCGGAGACTCATTCCGGGCTGAGGGTCTGAACATCCACGGTTTATTGTTCGATGAGTTGCACACCCAGCGTGACCGCCGGTTGTGGGATGCTTGCCGCTACGGCGGTGCCGCCCGTGACCAAAGCCTCCTCATCAGCATCACAACCGCTGGCTACGACCGCAACTCAATCTGCTACGAGCAGTACGAATACGCCAAGGCCGTGGAGCGGGATTGGAGGCATGACCCGCAGTTTTACCCCTGCATCCATGAGACACCCGCTGACGCGGATTGGGCCAACCCGGAGAACTGGCCGCTGGCCAACCCGTCTTGGGGGGTGACGATTGACCCTGCGGACTTTGCCGCGGACTTCCGCGAAAGCCTCCGGAGCAGCACGAAAGAAAACTCATTCCGCAGATACCGCCTCAACCAGTGGACGCAGCAGGACACAAGGTGGATCAAGATGGAGGCTTGGGCATCCTGCAACAGTCACCCCCCGGGACCGCTAGACGGGCGTGAGTGCTTTGTCGGTCTTGACCTTGCGACAACATTTGACACCTCAGCGATGGTGGCCGCGTTCCCGGCGGAGGACGGGACATTTGACATTCTGGCCCGGTTCTGGATTCCCGGGGACAACGCACTTGAGCGTGAGCGGCGGGACGGAGTGCCCTACTCCCTGTGGGCCAATGACCCCAAAAACGAGCTGACGATGACTGACGGGAACGTGACGGACTACGACGTTATCCGCCGTGACATCGTTGCTTTCGGCCAGAAATACAACGTCCGCCAGATAGCCATTGACAGGTGGAACGCCACGCAACTTGCCCTGCAACTTCAAGCGGAGGGGTTTGATGTGGTAGGTTTTTCGCAGGGCGTTGGCGCGATGTCACCGCCAAGCAAGATGCTGGAGAACCTGATTGCGTCCGGCAGGCTGCGCCATGACGGCAACCTTGTGCTGTCTTGGATGGCGTCAAACGTCTCCGTCAAGGTAGACTCCAACGACAACATCAAGCCAATAAAGCCCAAGCCGGGGTCACCACAACGCATTGACGGGATTGTGAGCCTTGTCATGGCGTTGGGGGCGTTCACAACCAGCCAGAAAACCCAAGCAAACACGCCTGAACCGGGCATGATTTTCATATGATCGCCAACAGCAGGATTCTCTGGCTGCCCAACGGTTACGAGGAACGCGGCGACATGGCGTGGGACGATGCCCCGTCAAGCAGCAGCCGCAACCCCTCCGGAGTCAAGGTTGACCCGGACACGGCCGTGCAGTCCACGGTTGTGCTTGCCTGTGCAAGAGTGTTGGCGGAGTCCATCGCGTCTCTGCCGCTGCACCTCTACCGCCGCACGGCGGACCGCGCTGGCAAGACCATCGCCCGGGAACACCCGCTGTACCGCCGACTGCACACCGCCCCCAACTCGTGGCAGACGAGTTTTGAGTGGCGTGAGCAGCAGGTTTTTTGGCTTGCCCTGTGGGGCAACTCGTACAACGAAATCCGCCCGGGGGCCGCTGGGGCGGTTGACGAGTTGTGGCCGCTGCACCCCAGCCGGATGAAGGTTGAGCGGGTTGAGAACGGTCGCCTGCGCTACCGGTTCCGTGACGAGAAGGGCACTGAGGTCATCTATAGCCAAGACCAGATCATGCACATCCGCTGGATGAGCGATGATGGGATCAACGGCATGGTACCTGTGGAACTGGCCCGGGACGCCATTGGTCTTGCCCGCGCCTGCGAGATTCACGGTGCCCGGTTTTTCGGCAACGGTGCCCGCCCGGGTGTTGTGCTTGTCACGCCCAATGAGATGAAGTCTGAGGCGGCTGCCCAACTCCGCGACAACTGGGAGCGGATGCACCGCGGGGCGGACCGTTCCAACAGGACTGCCGTGCTGACCGGCGGGCTGGACGCCAAGGAGTTGACCGGCGCAAGCAATCAGGAGTCACAGTTCCTTGAGACGCGGCGGTTTCAGATTGAGGAAATCTGCCGCATCTTCAGGGTTCCCCCACATCTGGTTGGCGACCTGACGCGGTCATCGTTCAGCAACATTGAGCAGCAATCCATTGACTTCGTCCAGCATTCGCTGCTGCCGTGGCTCCGCCGGTTTGAGACTGCGTTTGAGCGGGACTTGATCACTGATGAGACGCTGTTTGCGGAGTTTGACACCCGCGGATTCCTCCGCGGGGACGCCACGATGCGTGCCGCCTACTACCAAACCCTTTACAACCTTGGTGTTGCGTCCATCAACGAAATCCGTGGGTGGGAAAGCCTTGACCCGGTGGACGGCGGTGACGAGCGTTTCGTGCAGTTGAATATGCAGACGCTGACGGCTGCCACCGCCTCTGCTGCCCAGCCGCAAGAGCCTGTTCAGGTTGACGCTCCGGTTGTCGCTGACGCTGCTGCGCCTGCGGCAACGCCTGATGCCGCGCCGCAAGTCGCTGACATATCGCTGAACGGGGCACAGATCACTGGACTTCTGGCAATCTTGCAGGCGGTCAAGGACGGTGTCATGGACAAGTCGGGTGCCGCCGCAGCGATTGCCGCCGCGTTCCCGTCGATCAAGGCCAGCCAGATCGCAGCCATCCTTGCCGGAGTTCCTGAGGCGGCACCGGCACAGCAGCCTGCCATGCCAGCGTCCCGCGCGCAGCCCGGGTCTGTGTCTGTCGGTGACTTCGTTTCTTGGGGGGCGAATGACAGCCGTGCCCGCGGGAAGATAGAAAAACTTGTCAGTGACGGCAAGATAAACGTGCCTGACTCATCGTTTGAGATTGAGGGAACAGAGGACGATCCCGCAGCGTTGATCGCGGTTTACGAGCAAGTGGAGGGCGGGTGGCGCGAAACCAGCACCAAAGTCGG